GTCGTCCAAAGGCTCGGGTCCAGAAGCTCGGCCTCCAAACGTCTTAAGTCGAGCCCCTGCAGGTCGAAGTCGAGAAAGGTCCCATCGGGGAGTCTGACCAATAGACAGTAGGCTGATAAGTTCCCTAAACCCTCGGGCCCATCCTTCTTTGCTATCTGCCACACTAATGGTTGTGTCTGTTTCTGTAAACTCTTCGGCAATGACGGGGAGTTGTTTAACATATTGTTCCTCTACTGAAAATCCGATACCTGTACCACACATGAGAATATACATTGTCTCATCGAAGCTACGTAAGTTATCGATAGGAAGGTATGCACAGTTATACGCGGGGACATGACAACGATCCAATGCTGGACCAGCCGTCATCAATGCCCTCATGGATGGCATGACTTCTAGGTTATAAATCGCATTATAAATATCATGACGAATATGACTATCATGATCCGAAAAAGCTGTAGCTGTATCATAATATTCTACAAGACGTTCTACAGTTTCATCCCAATCTTCACGGCGATTTTCTTTATCCAACCATCGAGCATACCTCGATTTATAAATGATCTCTTGGTAGGGTGTTTTAAGCGGATGGTTCATCTAGGCTCCATGATAGGGCGAGATTTGTAATCTTTTTTTCTCGGTTCATCCAACCACGACCATACTCAGCATAACCTTTCAACCCACGATAGAACCGTGTCTGAATGTCAGAAAAGTTGATGATCTGCTGATGGACAGGTGTAGTATGTACCATAGCTGCTGACAAAAAGGTATGGGCATTACCCGGACCATTATTAACAGCGGCATTGAAATACATCAAGTCCAAACCGGCAGGAAGGTTATCACAAATACTACCCCAATAATTTTTACGATAGATAGCAGAGACTTCATTGGGGGTAATAGCTTTGAGGTCGTTAATGGTTTGATTAGAACCATAGACTTCCCGTAGAGTCTTCAGAGTGATACCATGATTGGTTGGACCTCCTGGATCAGAAGCTCGATTGACGTAACCGCCTTCGTCTTTAAGAATCTCTGAAAGACATCGAGCAAAGCGTTGGTCAGGCGTCATTAATTAATCTCTTTCGGATTAGAAGGAGGGATAAAATCAATCGGAATAAACGGTACTGCCAAAGGAGAAGGCTCAGACATTACCTCGACATCACCCGCTGTCATTGTGATAAACGAATGTGTAAGAAGAGTCTTCTCTTCATTGGTAAGATAACCTACTCCAATAGTGACCCGACTACCTGTAAGGTATGCAATAAGATTAATAGCCTCTTCGTCTGACAATTCATTCAGCTTAGTCGTTACTGCTCCTTCGACGTCTTTATTCAAGACCGGTGTATCCATCATTAAGTAGTTCCTTTTCTTGTAAAATTTCATGGTAACGATGGACGTATTCTTTATGAGCACGTTCAGGCGACCATCCTTGAGGCTCACATTTACGTGAAGCCCTGAATTGTTTATTCCATAGCGCATCAATTGCAGGTGCAATCTTCTTACGTTCCGACCAATACAACTGCTTATCAGCCTTGTGTACATCGTCAGGGAACGGATACGTAAGATTGAACTGAACTGAAATAGCTTTCTGGATACCTTCCTCGATAGGTGTGTACAACTCTGTAATCAGTTTCTTAAGAGGAGATGAGACATCACCTACGAAAGCTTCACTCGCATCGTGGAGAAGACCTTCCATGGCATACTTAGGTTTAATGATACGGCTTACATGGACGCAGTGTTCAGCGACACTGTAGAACCGTGTGACATGACCGGTATACCTGCACAGATTAGCCAAGGCATAACCGATCATGTCAATATCATAGACGAACTCTTCTGGTTTAAGAAGATCAAAGAACTCGCCACCAATTACACTGATACAAGATTTAGTCTGTACTACCATTCTTTTTCTCCAAGTCTCGGAGCATCAACTCAAGACGAGCCATTGCGCCCCATGCTTCGTGAGCAGCATGAAGGAGTTGACTATCTTGAGCCTTATCCTCACCCTTGGCTTCGTCAATCATATGACGACACTTAGCATCCATGTACCGATTAAACCCATCATCGACACTAAGCCAACCACCCCATGATCCGTACTTCTGATAACCGAACCGACTAACATTAGCTACGCTTTCAATGGCACGAGGAAAGTACTTGATAAAGCCTTGATAGACAGGAGCCTTTCCTGCATCAAGTTTAATAGCCCCTGCTACAATCTTTTCTGCAGAGTCATTAGTTGTCTCAGTTTTTGCCAAAATACTGTTCCTTAAGATATAGTATTACAGGTACCATCATAATAAAAAAGATAGTCCATTCAATAATCTCAAGACCCTTCATGGTAATTCTCCGCTTCGGCTCCTAGCCAAAAATAATATGTCATTGTTTTACTCCTAGGCACGTTGTGCCGTTACGATGTTACATCTACAAATTCGAGTACGTCTTCAATATTGTCATCATTAATATATTCTTCGTCGAGTAGCCAGTCTAACACATCTGCAATATCGATCTGAAGAAACTCAATCAATTCCCAACCTTCAAGACGATCTTTTATTGCCGCCTTTTGAAACTCGTTCATTACGCTTTTTCTTTCGCTCCATCTGACCATGAACCGCAGTCTTGACATTGAATACGTTGAATTTTAAATGCCTTTGTACGACGATAACCACGATGCTGGATTTTAGTACTATTACAAGCACCACATTTATCAGCACCTTCACCTAAAGTAGGATGGTTTGTAATATAAGGAAGGATCGTCAAGTACAATTCTTCAAGAAGGATGACATCTTGAATATTATAATCCATCATACGTTGTCGTGCGTCAGGATCATTCTGCATAACCTTAACCCACAACGAAAAGCCTTCGTGCTTTACTTTATCACCAACTCGTAACAGACGTCCAATAAAAGCCAAACGATTGATAAGAAAACCAAACTTACGAATACTTTTAATGACATCAATACTCGTAACGGGCGGGGGAGGGGCCAAGCCGTCAAGGAGAAATTCACCACGTAGTTTAGGCAGATCGAACTTATCACCGTTATAAGTAACCACAGCGTCGGCGGTACTGAGTAGCCCATGAATACCTCTCAACATTTCTGAGTGACTATGTGTCCAATCACTCCAAAAGAATACTTCATCTTCGCCTACAAACTTAGCAGCAACACAGATGATACCACCCGGATCGAGAACTTGTTCATAGCCTACATTTTCTTTAAACGTCCGCCATATATAAGCGGTAGCTGGCTTGGTTTCAATATCCAAAATTAAGATTTTTGATTTAGTCAATTTGATATTCCTTATAAAGCTCCATCGCTTTTCTAGCTTGGTCGCCTTTAGCCAAAAGATAGGGAAGCATTAATTCTATAGCCAAAACAGCTTTATCTCCACTGGTCTGATATTGATAATAAGCTTGTCGTGTAGTAGAATATGGACCATAAGGACCTCTTACAGACCCTACAATTAAGACTTCTTTGAGTTTATCTAAAGGCTCTCTATATACTTGAGACACACTTAAAACTAATCTTGGATAAGTTCTATTATATATCTTATTCAAACTATAATTAAAACCAATATATCCTTCACCTTCAAAGAAACCTGCTGCCCATCCTACATCGTGGATTTTATTTGCCATAAAAGGTATGATTTCCTATTGTTATATATTTCTTGAGGTGTTTGAACGGAGGGGAATCTTTTCGCTCAAAACTTGTCGCTCCATGAGTAGGATCGTAATCTTTTGGAGTAAAACTAAAACCTTTACTAGGCTTCTTTGTGATATATTGATGCCGCAATTGGCTGATATTACACAAGCTTTGATGGTTCCGTTTAGCTCGGTTAACGATTGTAGCAGCGACTCCGTACTGTCCTTGTAAAGGCTCTCCTCTTGCTTCTGCATAGACAACTCTTCGGACACACTCAATCTCCTGTGGACTCATTAACGCTAGTAATAGACTTAGTATTTTTCTTCTTCCTGCGGGCTCTCCGTTTGACATCAGGAACTTTCCAACCAGTATGCTGGTCGATATAATCTGCGATACGTCTTAGTATCCTACTATCCCTGTGTCTTCCGACGAGACGTCGGTTGCAATACGTACA